TCATGCCGCGACCCGCTGACCCAGCAGTGCGGACAGATCGAAGTCCGCCCGGGCGAAGCGCTCCGCATGGGGCGGCTGCCCCTCGCCGCGCACCAGCCGATCCCCGCGCAGGGAGAAGATGTCCGAGACCTCGATCGTCTCGTCCTCGACCCTGCCGCTGAGACCCACGATCTCCCGGACCCGGCGGCGCCCGTCGGCGAGCATGTCCAGATGCACCACCAGATCGATGGCGCTGGCCACGGTGGGCACCACGAATCTGCTCGAGACGTTCTCCCCGGCCAGCAGCGGCAGGGTGCAGAGCTTGGTGACGGCATCGCGCGCCGAGTTCGCATGGATCGACGCGAGCCCCGGAAGTCCGCTGTTGAGGGCGATCAGCATGTCGAGGCTCTCCGCCTCGCGGACCTCGCCGACGATGATTCGACTGGGCCTCATCCGCAGCGCCTCCTTCGCGAAGCCGCGCAAACGCTACACACCGTGCAGCGGCTTCACCTTCACGCTTCGGTCACCCGCGAAGTCGACCGTGACCGTGAACAGACGACCGAGCATCTCGCGCCGCAGAGCGACCGACAGCACGTCCCAGTCCTCGAGCAGCGACAGCACCTGATCCTGGTCCGGTGCCGGCGCCGCGACAGAAGCCCGCGCCTCAGCGATCTGCGCATCCAACCGATCACGCTTCACCACCAGCTCCGCCATCGCCTCATCCACCACGTCCTTCGGCACGCCCTCAGCGACCTGCAGGGCGAGGTTCGCCATCGCCTTCGTCGCTCGCTTCCGCCGAGCCTCCAACGACGCCACCGAGGGCCCCTCCTGCCGTGCCACTCCCCCGCTGTCGAGCACCCCGTCGGCGGCGCGATCGAGCCGGTTCGCTCGGCGGCGCAGCTCGGCCTTCACCTCGGACTCGACGGTCGAGCAGCGGATGTACCCTCCGGTGTGGGTGCCTCGCGTGAACCCGGTCGCGCATCGGTAGTACCGGTTCCCGCCCGTCGCTTTCGAGCCCGTGAGGACGGTGCCGCAGGCCTTGCAGCGCACGATCCCGGAGAGCAGGTACGGGGATACCTCGGCGCGCGGGCGCGTGGCCCGCCTCTCTCTCCTCGCTCGGTACGCCTCCCACAGCTCGAGCGACACGACCGGCTCATGGGCGCCGTCGACGGTCTCGCCGCGGTAGACGAACCTGCCCGTCGGGAAGGGATTGTCAAGGATGCCGCGGAGCGTGGACTCGGCCCAGGACGGGGCGCCGCGCTTGCTGCCGTGCTCGACGGTGGGGATCTGGTGCTCGTTGAGCCACTGCACGAGCCGGTAGATCGACTCCCCGTTCACGTACCGCTGGTACAGGTCGGCGAGGATCGGGCCCGTGACGGGGTCGGGGATGTGGAGCTTCTGCTCGGCGTCGTATCGGTAGCCGAACCGGTTCTTCCCGTGATGGGGCTTCCCCTGCCGGACCCTGCGCTCGTGCGCTTCACGCCACTGGTCGCCGGCGCGCTCGGATTCGAACGCCGCGATCTCGATCATCATCCCGCGGGAGAGCCGACCGATCGAGGTGCTGGTGTCGATGGGTTCGGTGGCGGATTCGATCCGGCCCCCGGCCTGCTGCGCCTTGTCGGCGGCGACGTACCAGTCCAGCCGGTTCCTCGACCAGCGGGACCATTTCCAGAGCAGGATGACGTCGACTTCGCCCCGCTCGACCATCGCCATCACGGCCCGCACACCTGGTCTGGCGAACGTGCGGCCGGAGATGCCGGGGTCGGCTTCGACGGCGACGATGTCGTAGCCGTGCTGGGTGGCGTAGTCGCGGCAGGCGGTCTCCTGCAGCTCGAGGGAGATGCTCTCCTCGCGCGCGGTCGACTGGCGCTTGTAGATCACCGCCCGCTCCCGCGGACAACGCTGCCTGGTCATGCTCCCCACCATCCTGTGTCCTGGTCTCCTTCGGTCTCGTGCTCGAGCGCGCCAGCCCAGGACGGCTCCGCCACTGGCTCCCACAGCTCTAGCCCAAGCTCAAACTGCTCGGGCGTCTCCTGGCCTCCCGTCACGAGACCCAGTGCGCGTCTGCGAGCCGCGCGTGCAGCGCGGAGCGCTCGGCGGGTGTGAGGGCGTGGACGCGGTGCTCGACGGTCTCGGGCATGACGTCAAGCTCCTCGGCGATGACGACCGGGTGCGGGGACCAGGCGGCCGCCTCGCCGAGGTCGTCGAGGTGGATGAGGCCGGTGGCGACCTGGCGGTCGATGCCGTCCTCGACGACGCCAAGGCAGTGGCCGCGGTGGCCGCGTACGTAGTGGACCATCTCGTGGTCGAGCACGACTCGCCGGTCGACTGCGGTTAGCTGCTCGTCGAGCCAGATCCGCGCGACGCCGTCGGTGTACCCCAGCACGCCCTCGGGCAGTGGTGCATCGATGATCTCCGGTGGACGCATGGCATTGAGGCTAGGTCCCACACCCGACAACCGAGCTACTAACGGTAGAGGTCCTTCGCGTCACCGAAGCTCTTGCTCTTCTGCAGTTGCGCGGAGTCTTCGACCCCTACTGCATCGACCAGGAGCCGGAGCAACCAGAGCATGGTCAATGCGCTCTGGATCGAAAGAGCGACGGAGGCGAAGAGCAACGTCCGCGCCCCGAGAGGGAGGTCAAGAGCAAACGCGCCTGCTGAAAGTAGAGAAGCCGCTGCCGCGAGGAACGAAACGCGAACCAGGAAGAGCCACGCTCGTCGGAGCACAGCTCCACCTTCGGCTCGGAAGCTTACGAACAGGGCCGAGCCGCTCTGGAGCGCGAAAACTACGACAACTCCCGCGAAACCGGCGAGGATGCTCGCGAGCGCCAACACGCCAAGTGCGAGCTCGACGCCGTTTAAGTCGAGCCCGAGTCGTAGCTTGCATGGCAAGAACGCGGAGAGCGCACCCAGCAGGAGCGAAACGACCATCGATACGCACAGGACCCTCCACGGACGCTCCTGCGCGTACGTGAGTCCCGCTCTCCATTTCGACCGGAGCCACTCCTTCACAGCGCGCTCCTAGAGTTAGCAACCGACTGTCAGCCCATTCTAGCCGTGGGCGACTGACAAACGACGGAACTCATCCGTAGCCATGAAGGCGCCGATCGCCTCCCTCAGAGCAGGCTCTGCAGTCTCGACGCTCAACGAAGTTTCCGAGTCCCCGACCTTCACCTTGTGGGTGAACCGATGAGCGACAAGGTCGAGGAACTCGGACCTGAAGCCACCGTCTTCGGTCGGGAGCAACAACGTCGTCTCGCCCTTCAAGAGCGAGTCGTCACCGTTCAGGCGCTGCGCGCCACGCAGTAGTTCCAGGTCGCCTTCGCTGTGACGTCCGGCGCCCATCGACATCGTAAGGCCGATCCGCTTAAGCGCCGGGGAGGCCGTAGCGGCAGCCTCCAAGCTCCGCTCGATGTGGCTGTCCGATTGGGCCTCATACTTCGAAGCCTCGACCGCAATCTCTAGTCGCGTAGCCCCAATGGCAGCAGCGAGCTTCTGCTCTCTTCCTCCGAGTAGCACCGGGTGGAGTTCAATCGAGAATCCGTGTCGCGAGGCGTCGAGGAAGGTCGTGAGCCACCGACCCAGCGCTGAAGGGGTAGCGGCCCCTGAGGTCCCCAGGACCGCGATGGCCGGCGTTCCGTGGATCGGCAGCACGAAAAGTGGCTCATGGATCTGTAGATCGAGCGGAACTCCCTGACGCGTAGGCCCCCACGTGCTCGGAAGATCCTCAGCGTTCCGTTCCTTTGCCATGTAGAGCAGCGGCTCCCTCGGCAGTGACGTCGGTTGGTAGACACCGGTGAAGTGATGACCAGCGTGGAAGTGGGTCTGTTCGCCGTCGGGTCGATCCCGCAGCATGCCCATGACGACATCCCAGAACGAGTTGCTCTCGAGCTCTGCCAGACCTTGCGTCTCGTCGTCAATCCGTACAGCCTGCAGCACGCGGACTGTGCGCTTCTTTGCCATAGTCCTACTCCTACTTCCCGAGACCTAGAGGTCCACCGATCGATGAGTTCACGCTCCGCCGCCTTCGGCATTGCGGTCCTGCTGCTCGCGCGCCTCGCGGCCGCGGTTCCGGCCGCGCTTCGCGGCGAGCCCGTACTCGTTCTGCTCCCACGGGCGATCGTCCCGCTCCGGCATCGGGCCAGGGAATGCGATGTCGGTACGGCCGCTTGTTGCGCCATGCGTGACAGCTGGATCCGCCAGGTCGTCTCGGTCCGGCGCCGGCGCTGCTGCTGCGGGGTCTGGTGCTGGTTCATGGGTGCCACCTCTGCTCAGGCGCTCCGCGAGGACGCGGAGCAGCTCTTCGTTACTCAGGGCAGAGACGTCCGACACCGGGATCCGCGCGGGCTTGAAGCCCATCGCCTCGGCCACGTAGCTCAGAACCTGGTCCTCGGTCATCCGGAACGCTCTCGCGAGCCCGGTGATCGTGGACGGTTCCGGCCGCCTCTGCAGCACGTCCCGGTCGTCGTTCAGGAGGCGAGAGAGGTTCTGGCGGCTGAGTCCGGATGCTCGGCTGAGCTCGGCTGCTGTCCATCCGCGCTTGTCCATCTCGTCCTGGACGAACTTTCGGTATGCGTGCATGAGCCAAGGTTCCTGAGGTCGTGGCGGGGGTGCAACGTTGCCGGCGGCAATGTGTCACCCAAGGGTGGACCCACTTTCCCATGTTTCGTGTCAACCGACTAGTTGGATCGGCAAACCGGTTCCCACCTGCCACCTGCCGAACTACACCCCTGCGAGCAGTTGACACTCTGTCAACCCAGGCGGTACATTCAGTCCCATCACAGTTGACAACCAAGACATTCAGAGGTGACACTTCATGGCACGACGACCACGAGCACGAAGGGATCGATGGATGAAGCTCCGCGACGCCGAACTCCTAGCCCGCTACATGGAGGCCAAGGACTTCTCCCAGGCTCGACTCGGCCGCTACGCAGGCGTCTCCCGCCAGTTCATCCACAAGCTGGTGACCGGGGAGGCGCGGACATGTTCCGAGAAGGTCGGAACCCTCATCGAGGAGGGCCTGAGCGTCCTCCCGGGCACTCTTTTCGTGCCCGAGGTGTCCAGCCAGAAGCGACCCGCTGTCACCCCTGGAAGAACTCGCTCACGTCAGACCGTCGCGGCCTGACACCGAGCGCACACAAGAAAGCGCCCCCACCCGGGCAATGGGTGGAGGCGCACGAACCCCGAAGGGAACTCTCATGCGCCACTCTACCGCCCGCACCGGCCCCACCGGCCATGCCCGCCCCATGCCCGTCCCGCCGTGGATGGCGATGGTCCAGGCCCACGCCGACCGCGCAGAGGCCGCCCTCGCCGCCGGCGCCAAGCACGTCGTGGTCGACATGCCGCGCCGCGCCGGCACGGAGCAGCTGGCCCGCGACATCGCCAACGCCGCCGTCTCGTCCTGCCCTGACGACAACCCCACCTGCCCCGCCTGCACACCCGAGGAGCCCCAGCCATGAGCACCACGATCCGTGAACAGATCCAGGCAGGGATCGACGCCCGCACCGACCAGCCCATCCTCCACGCCGCCAAGCCCCTCGCCCTCGCCTACCGCACCCTCCTCGGCTGGGACGGCACCAGCATCGACGACGCCGTCGACCAGGCCTACACCCCCACCGGCCCCAGCAAGGCGATCATCCGCCAGCGGATCGAATTCCGCCGCGCCAACCCCCACCTCCTCCACCCACCAGCCCAGGCCGACGCGGCATGACCGGGCTGCTACTCGCGACCGCGACCCTGCTCGTCCGCGCCGCGCTCCTGCTCATCATCCTCGCCGCCATCGCCTTCATCACTGTCCTGCTCGCCGAGCAGGTGTCCCTGATCCGCACGTCCACCCAGAAGGAGAACCGCCATGACCGCACTCACCACTGACCAGACCGCCGAGCTCGAGCAACTCGCCATGCACCGCGCCAAGATCGCCGAAGAGGTCAAGAACCTCGAGGAGCTCCGCAAGGAGTACGACGAGAAGATCGCCGCCCTCGCCGGCGAGGGCACCACCAAGGCCGGGCCCTACAAGGTCACCGTCACCGTCCCCAAGCGCCTCGACGCCAAGAAGCTCGAGGCCGCGTTCCCCGTCGCCCAGCACCCCGAGCTGTACAAGCGGGGCGTCGACACGGCGAAGGTCAAGGCCGCCGGAGAGCTCGGCCAGCTCGTGCTCGCCGACTACCAGACCGCCGGGTCCCCCACGGTCCGGATCTCGTAACCGATGTCCACCCTCGAGCAGCTCCTCGGGCACAAGGCCGGGACGGACACCATCACCGATGCCCTCACGGTGATCGAGAACGGCATCCGCCACCAGCCCCGCTCCCAGCAGAAGCTGATCGGCCCGTCCGAAATCGGCACCGACTGCGACCACTGCCTCGCGGCGAAGCTCGCAGGTTGGGAAGAGACCGAGCGCGACGTCGCATGGCTCCCCTTCATCGGAACGGCCGTGCACGCCGAGCTCGCGAACATCTTCGAAGCCAGCAACGCCCGAGCCATCGCGGCCGGGCAGCGGGCCCGCTGGCGCGTCGAGAAGCGGGTCGAGGTCGGCACCATCGGAGGCCATCACATCTCCGGGACCTGCGACCTGTACGACACGTTCGACGGCACCGTCCTCGACTGGAAGATCGTCGGCGCCCAGACGCTCCGCACCGCGAAAGCCGCCCCGAAGCCGGTCTACCGGATCCAGGGGCAGCTGTACGGCCTCGGCCAAGAGAACGCGGGACACACACCGCGGCGGGTCGCGATCGCGCACCTTCCCCGCAACGCCGTGTCCCTCGCGCAAGCCGTGATCAGCGTCGAGGACTACGACCCCTCGGTCGCCCACCAGGCGCTCGAGCGGGCCAACCGCATCCACGCCAACCTCACCACCCTCGCCTCCATCGGCGCCGAGGTACGGGACGCGTGGATCACCGACCAGGCACGGGCCGAGGGCTGCTTCTCCTGCCCCCGCTACCCCGACTGGACCCCTACCTCCCGACTCGCCACCGAGTTCGGGACCACCACCAGCACCACCAACCGAAAGGCAGCATGACCATGAACCTCTCCACCCTCGACGACATCCTCTCCGGCGGCGGAGCCACCGCGAAGTTCGAAGCCCCCGGCGAAACGTACGCCGGCGAGATCGTCGACATCGCCGTCCGCCAGGTCAACGACTACGACACCGGCAAGCCCTCGTTCTGGGACGACGGGAACCCGCAGGAACAGATCGTCGTCACCATCGCCACCGCCGACTCGACCGGCCCCGACGACGACGGCCACCGGAACGTCTACATCAAGGGCTGGGGCGACCAGCTCAAGCAGTTCCGTCAAGCCGCCAAGGCGCTGGGCCGCAACCCCCGCGCCGGCGACATCTTCACCGCCACCTACACCGGGGACGGGGAGAAGAAGAACGCCCGGTTCAACGCCCCGAAGCTGTTCCAGTACGAGATCACCGCCGGGTCGGCAGGCCTGTCCAACCTGACCGACCAGCCCGCCACCCAGGCCCCGGCCCAGCAGGCCCCGGCCACCCCAGCGGCCCCGGCTGCTCCGGCGCCCGACGCCGCACCGGCCGGGGAGAAGTCCCCGAACGAGAAGGCGCGACAGCTGATCGAGCTCGGCCTCGACGACAACACGATCGCGGCACAGCTCGGCCTCGACATCGACGTCGTCGGCATCCTCCGCCAGACCCTCCAGGGCTGACCTATGGGACGCGTGTTCACCGCCCGCTAACCCGGCCGCTGCCCCGAGTGCAGCGAGCCGATCGATGAGGGCGACGACGTCTCCTTCAACGCCTTCAACGAGGTCGTGCACGAGGACTGCGATCCGGACGCCTACTTCTGACCCCTCCATCGCCCCGGTGATGCCGACACGAGGACGGCTCACGGCCCGGACCCGCACCGGGGCACCCAACACCAGCACCCACCAACGCCAGGAAGGACACCACCAATGCCACGCCTGCCCCGAACCCCGATCATCCGCGGCCTCGCACGCGACTGCGACTGCAACCCACCACGCCCCCACGGCGGGATCCACGGCTACGACTACCACGCCTGCGGATGCGAGCCGTGTCTCAAGGGCGCGACCCGGTACAAGAAGATCGGCACCCACCTCAACGCCACCGGCCGCACCCGCCGCCGCGCCGCTGAACCCGTCCGCCGCCGCCTCGAGCTCCTCAAGGAACGCGGCCTCACCGTGCGACAGATCGCCGACGAGTCAGGCATGTCGTTCACGAACCTCCACCTCATCCTCCGAGCTGAGCAGCCCACCGTCACCGAGCGGACCGCCGTCGCAGTGATGTCCGTGAAGGTCCCCTCGCGGAGGGCAGCCGCATGACGTGCCTGTGGATCGGATGCGACCGGGCCCCGTCCAGGCGGGGGATCTGCGGCCGCCACTACCAACGCACCCTCGCCGCCGGCATGAAGGCGTCGAAGCCGATCCCGGTGTCGGTGCCGGAGCGTCTGGACGAGCTCGCGCACCTGCTGTGGGGAGGGGAATGGCCCACCCGTGCAGCACAGCGGTGTGGCTGGACCCTCGCGGGCGCTGAGTCCGCGGCCCGGGACCACGGCCGTCACGACATCCTCTCGTCGCTCATGTGGGAGCGCTCGTACGTGGAGGGCGCGGCATGAAGTGCACGCACGTCCATCCGATCATGCGCACCCGATGCACCCGCCGCGCTGGACACGACGGCGAGCACATCGCTGGATCCACAGACAGGAGAACACCGTGAAGACCCCGAGCAACCGCGCCCCCCGCATCGCCCGCGAATGCACGCACGGCGGTATCCATGTCCACGGCACCCGGGTCGCGTACGTGAAGGACCGGTGCCGGTGCGAGGACTGCACGACCGCGTCCCGTGTCGCTGAGCAGAAGCGTCGCCGCGCCCGCCTGTACGGCATCGACGCTGGCCTGACCGATGCGCAGCCCGTCCGTGACCATCTCGCCGTCCTCTCCGAGGCGGGGATCGGGTACAAGCGCGCCTCCGAGGTCGCGGGCGTGTCCCTCACAGCCGTGCAGACGATCCTCTACCACCACCCCGACCGTCCCGACGCGGGGCCGGCGAAGCGGGTGAAGCGGGAGACCGCGGAGAAGATCCTCGCGGTCGAGCCTTCGCTCGACATCCTCGGTGACGGGGCGCTCGTCCCATCCCGTGGCACGGCCCGCCGTGTCCAGGCGCTCGTCGCTCGTGGCTGGTCCCAGGAGAAGATCGCGGCCCGTGCCGGGATCACCTCCCAGCGGATTCGACCCATCCTCGACGGAGCGCCCGCCACTGCCGCGACGGTCCGTGCGGTCAACGCGCTGTACGAGGAGCTATGGGACCAGGCCCCACCCGAGGAGACGCATCGGGACAAGATCGCGGCGTCCCGTGCACGGGGCCGTGCCGCCCGCATGGGCTGGGTGCCACCAGCAGCGTGGGATGACATCGACCACGACGAGCACCCGTACCAGGGAGCCGATATTCGTGCGACAGCGGAGGAACGGCTCGACGAGCTCGAGTTTCTCATCGACGCCGGAACGCCCGTGCATGAAGCGGTCCGCCGTGCTGGCTTCCCCTCGATCCCTGCCGCAGAGCGCGCTGCGCACCGCGCGGGCCGCAACGCTGTGGCGTCCACAGTCCACGGAGCGGTGGCGTGATGGCTCTTGTTGATCGTGAGCAGATGACCGACGCCACCGGCACCACGCGCCTTTACAGGCCGGTGCCGGACAACACTCCGGGCGTCCCACCCGAGCACCCGCACCCGGACGCGACCCACCAGGCCCGGTCCTCCGGGCGGGGCCTGCACCCGTGCTTCCACCTCCACCCCCTCGCCGACGTCCTCGCCTACTACGAGGAGCGGGGCGTGGAACCGGACATGCCCGTCGACGGAGACCAGACCGCCCGCTGGCGACGGTTGCAGTGCTGGGACGACGTCACTGGTCGCCTTCAGCAGAAGACCTACCCCGGGTCGGAGCCGTGCGAGAACCCTGAGTGCCCCCACCCTCAACCCCACTGCGCCGGTCAGTGGTTCTCGGACGAGTGGCCGCGGTTCCGGGATATCGCGCATGTCCTCTACCCGGAGGGCCGCGTCCCGTGGCCGCTCGGATTCAACGGGCCCCGCATCTACGGCCCCGGCGAGGACAAGTACCAGTGGCAGCCGTTCAAGGACTACGCCCCCGAACCCGCGCCGGATCCCGCACCCGAGCCGCCAGCCGAACCCGGCACCCCGCCCAAGCCGGAGCCCGTGCAGCTCGACCTACTCGACTACCTGGAGACCACGTGACCATGACCCACCCCGAGCCAGCACCCCAGCACCTCGAGGTCCCCGACATCACCGGCCTCGACCCCATGGCCGCAGCCTTCGCCTACGCCAAACACGGCTGGTACGTCGGCCCCGTCCGCCAAGGCTCCAAGAACCCCGGCTCCATCCTCGGCAAGCAATGGCAGTCCAAGACCACCCGCGACCCCCAGATCATCGCCGACTACTGGATGACCCACGACAACGCCGGCATCTTCCTCCACGTCGGCCGCTCCGGCGGCATCGTCATCGACGTCGACAACCCCACCGCCGGCATGCCCGACGTCCTCACCGACACCCTCACCGAACACCCCGCACCCTTCCAACGCACCCGCCGCAACGACGCCGCACGCCGCCACTACGTCTACCGCCAACCCGAAGGGCGCACCCTCGGCAACGGCCTCGGCGCCCTCACCCCCGGCTGGGGAGACGTCCGCGGCGCAAACGGCGTCATCATCGTCGCCCCCACCGAACACGTCGACCCCGACGGCCACTACGTCTGGTCCCGTCAGCGACCTCGACCGCCTCCTCGACCCCACCACCGCAGCCACCACCGCCGCGGACGAGCCCGCCCCGTCCTGGCGGCCCCTCGACCTCACCACCATCCTCTCCGGCACCTACACCCCGCCCGAGCCCACCATCATGCGCCGCACCGACGGGCCCGGCCTCTTCTACCCAGGCAAGGTCCACACCGTCTACGGCGAATCCGAGTCCGGGAAATCCTGGATCGCACAGCACGCCACCAGCACCGTCCTCCGCGGCGGAGGCCGCGTCCTCTACATCGACTTCGAGTCCGACGCCCCCGACGTCACCGGCCGCCTCACAACCATCGGCACCACCCGCGACCAGCTCCTCTCCGACGCGTTCGCGTACGTCCGCCCCGAAGCCTCACCCCACACCTTCGCCGAAGCCCCAGAGTTCCGGCAGCTCCTCGAGCAGGAGTGGGACCTCGCCATCCTCGACGGCGTCACCGAAGCGCTCGGCCTCTCCGGCAAGTCCACGATGGACAACGACGAGATCACCGCCTGGATGCGCGACATCCCCCGCACCATCGCCCGCCACACCGGCGCCGCCGTCATCCTCGTCGACCACGTCGTCAAAGCCACCGAAGGCCGCGGCCGCTTCCCCATCGGCGGGCAAGCCAAGATGGCCGCGATCGACGGCACCGGCTACCTCGTCGAACCCCTCACCGCGCTCGGGCGAGGCCTCGACGGCTCCCTCACGGTCCGCGTCGCCAAAGACCGGCCCGGCCAAGTCCGCGCCCATGCCGGCGACTGGCGGAAGACCGACCGCACCCAAGAGGCAGCGCGCATCCGCATCGACTCCTCAGCGGAAGACGGCACCACCGACGTCACCGTCCAACCCCCCGAATATGGCGAAATCCAGGCCCACGACAACGACAAGCCGTTCCGCCCCACGAAGGTGATGGAGAAGATTTCCCGCATTCTCGAAACAATGCGCGAACCCGTGTCCAGGCAAGCGGTCATTCGTGCCTATCGGGAATCCGGGCGGGCGAAGGAGACCACCATCGTCGAGGCGCTGAACCTCCTCCGCGAGCTCGGCAGCATCACCGAGACGCAGGGGCCGCGGAACGCTCGCATGTTCCGCTCCGCTCGCGTCTACCGCTCCGCGAACGACCCGCTGAGCGAGGACTACCGAGGCGACCTCAGCGCCTACGACACCACCTCATCCCGACCTCATCCCGACCTCATCCCGGATGAGGACGCGACCTCATCCCAACGACCTCATCCCACCCCCTCCCCTTTACGGGAGGGGGTAGAGGTCGAAGAGCGCGTAGAGAACCACGGAACACCTCGACCTCATCCCACCGGGCAGACCTACATCGACAAGCACACCGGAGAGATCCACGGCGGAGAGGACCACCACCCATGAGCACCACGCCGTTCACCCCCACGCCGTTCCCCTACCAACTCCACGGCGCCTGCCGAGCAGCCTGGGACGGCCACACCCTCATCGCCGACTCCCCCGGCCTCGGCAAAACAATCCAGGCACTTCTCGCCGCCCGCCTAATCGGCGCACAACGAATCCTCATCATCTGCCCGCCCATCCTCGTCACCAACTGGAAAAAAGAACCCCGCCGCACCGGAAACGCCGAACACATTGGCGGGGAAATCCTCACCATCACCGCCGGATCGAAGACCCCCACCCAGCTGCCCGACACCGGCTACGTCATCGCCTCCGACGCGCTCGTGAGCTCACGCCGCAGCCTCGACCCCCTCCTCGACGGCTGGGCCGCGGACCTCCTCATCGTCGACGAAGCCCACCGCTTCAAGAACCCCGGCACCCGCCGCACCAAGGCTGTCACCCGCGTCGCCAAGACCACGAAGCACCAGATCCTCCTCACCGGCACCCCCATCGTCTCCTCGCCCCTCGACGTCCTCCCCCTCCTCCGCATCCTCGGGAAGCTCGAGACCATCGGCTACCCCACCGGCCGCGCCTTCATCGACGAGTACACGACCCCGGCGCCGTGGAAGGGCGGCCGCCTCCCCATCAAGGCCAAGCTCCCCCACCTCCACGCCCTGCTCGAGCAGCACGTGTGGACCCGCCGCAACAAGGCCGACGTCCTCACCGACCTCCCCGCCAAGCTCCGCGGCATCCAGCACGTCACCCCCGACGGCGCTGAGATCCGCGACGCCTACACCGACGTGACCGACAAGATCGACGCCTGGCTCGAGCGCCACCCCAACCCCACCCAGGACGACATCAGCGAGCTCGTCGGCGACGCCCTCCCCTTCGTGTCCCAGCTGCGCCGCGCCACAGGCATCGCCAAGATCCCCGCCGCCACCGACTGGATCGCCACCCACCTCGACGGCTCCCCCGACGAGCCCCTCATCGCCTGGACCATCCACCGCGACGTCACCACCGCCCTCGCCCAGCAGCTCTCCACCGAGCGGCCCGACGCCCGTATCCGCGTCCTCGACGGCTCCACACCCCACGAAGCCCGCGACGAAGCCGTCACCGCCTTCCAGGCCGGGGACGTCGACGTGCTCATCGCCCAGATCGTCGCCGCCGGCGTCGGCCTCACCCTCACCCGCGGCTCCACCGCCCTGTTCGTCGAAACGGACTGGACCCCCGCCAACGTCGTCCAGGCCGAAGACCGACAGCACCGCATCGGCCAGACCCAGCCCGTCCAGATCACCACCCTCATCGCCGAGAACACCCTCGACGCCCGCATCCACGCAGTGCTCGCCCGAACCATCGACGTCCTCGACGACCTCACCCCGAACAGCGACCACCACGTCACCACCGGCACCGGAACCGACCAGACCGGGCCCCGCGACATCCTCACCCAGCTCATCAACGACCGCGTCACCCACACGAATGGAGCAGCAGCATGACCAACCGCCCGAAACAGATCGGCACCTGGACCGAGTCCGCTGTCGTCAACGCCGCGATCCCCCTCGGCTTCCCGCTCGCAGAGCGGCTCGTCCTCCACGGCGCCGACGACCTCGGCGACGTCCGCCTCGCCCCCTACGTCCACCTCGAGGTGAAGGGCGGCAAGGCCGCCGAGCAAGCCTCGGACGCCCAGATCGAGGCGTGGATGCTCGAGACCGAACGCGAGCTCGCCAACGCCGGCGCCCTCGCCGGCGCTCTCGTCCTGAAGCGGAAGGGCGTCGGTGCTGCCCGGGCACACCTGTGGTGGGCGTATGTGCGGGCCTCGTGGCTCGCGACCTGGCGGGCCTACCCCGGCGAGCTCGCCGCCGAGCTGCAGGCCGGCCCCGACCACACCATCCGCATGACTCTCGACTCCCTGCTCGCGCAGCTGCGCGCGAGTGGGTACGGCGACCCGTTGCCGACTGCCCCGACCACCGACACCGTCCTGGAGATGACCCGATGACCACCACCGAGAACCCCTACGCCCCCGCTCTCCCGACCGATGCGCAGCCCATCGCGATGCTCGCCACCACCCGCCACTCCCCCGTCCGCGAGATGACGGAGCTCCTCACCCGCCGTTTCGGTCAGGGGCTGCAGGTGCGGCGCGAGCACGGGCGCACCGTCTGGCTCCTGCCCGTGGCCCGGAAACAGGCCCCGTCGCGGGTCTCGCATCTGCCTGTGCCGGGACGGAGCGACCGATGAGCCCGCAGCGGATCCAGCAGCGCCGCACGAAGGGCTGGCGGAAGCCCGAGGGCGCGGTCGCCGTCGGCCGCGGCACGAAGTGGGGCAACCCGTTCAAGGTCGGCGACGCCCAGGTGAGGATGCCCGCACTCGACGGCGGCGATTGGGAGCACGAGGGGCGACTGCACAAGACATCCGGTGAGTCCCACGCGTTCTACCACTCGGCGCCGCTCGGAGAGCCGATGCCTGTCACCTGGCATCAGGTCGAGGACGCGACCGCCGAGCAGTGCGTGCGCCTGTTCGCCGAACGGATCGGTGCTGAGCCCCTCGTCCACTACGGCGTCCGGGTGACGGACCACGAGGAGTTCCGCGCCGCCGTCCGCGCCGAGCTCGCGGGCCGGGACCTTATGTGCTGGTGCCCCCTCGATCAGCCCTGCCACGCCGACGTCCTCCTCGAGCTCGCGAACGGAGATCCCCGATGACCACGTCACCCGATCACCAGCACGACGTCGACTACTGGCGGAACACCCTCAACGCCATCGACCGCATGCTCACCGAGATCCCCGACACCATGCTCACCATCTCGAGCTACGCCATGGACCTCGCCGGCCCCTCCACCAGCACCGAACCACCCCTCCCCGGAGGCGACGCCCTCGTCCTCACCGGCCCCTGGGCGTCCGATGCCACCCACGGCGACGACACCCCGCACCCCGCGCAGACGATCGTCGAGTGGGCGCACACCATCTACGACGCCCACGGCACCATCCCCACGGCACGGCTCCGCTATGCCGAAGCGCTCCGCTACCTCCGAGACCAGACCCCCTGGATCCTGGAGTCCCCGTGGACGACCGCCTGGCGCGACGACATCGAAGCCGTCCACGGCCGCCTCCGAGCCCTCGTGCCCGCCGAGGTCGACGACCGCCACGACTCCACACCACTCGAGGAGACCATCGACCTCACCGCCATGGCCGACCTCATCCCCGAAGACAAGCTCCTCACCCGCGACGAAGCCGAGCACTTCTGGCCCAACCGCCTCGACCCCACCGCCTGGGCCACCCTCCGCAAACGCGCCCAACGCGCCCGCGAAGACGGCCACAACATCCCCCACCGCCGCTACCCCGTCGAATGGATCAAAGACACGCTCGCCCGACGTGTTTGCGCATAATGCAAACACCTGTCACACTTGGGCGTGGAGAAGTGTTTCTCCACGAAGCCCCGCGACCACCACGGTCCGGGGCTTTCCCCATACCCCCGCTCGAAGCAGCCCCTGGACAGGCAAGCTCGCGGGCCGCGCGCGCGACTCCTTCCCGCGCAGCGCAACCTCGAAGGCCCGGCACCAGAGCGAACAATCCTGGTGCCGGGCCTCGAGGACCACCCACACATTCCCCAGACGGGACCCTCATCGAAGCGACCAGCGGAGAACATTCCGCGACAGCGCCATGCGTGCGCGCGCGAGACACGGGTCAGAGCCTCCGGAGGTGACCCATGGCAAACCCGTGGACCGCCGAAGACGATGCCAAGCTCCGCGCCCTCCATGCCGAGGGCCGCACCCTCACCTCGATCGCCCGAGAGCTCGGCCGCTCCTCGTCCACCATCGCGAGGCACGGCAAGGCCGCCGGCCTGTCCTGGTCAAGGGCGAAGGTGAAGGCAGCGAACGAGGCCCGCACCGTCGACGCGAAGGCACGCCGCCTCGCGATCGTCGAGAAGCAGCTCACCATCACCGAACTGCTCCAGGCGTCCGTGGAGCGGGGCGCGGCCGGCCACGGCTGGCAGACGATCCTGAAGGGCGACGGCGGGGCCGAGCACACCCAGCGGCTCAACCACGTCCCAGCACGGGACGCGAAGGACATGATGTCCGCGCTGAACTCCTCGTCGACGATCATCGCCCGCCTCGATGACCAGACCGGCGACCACGACGACGCGAAGTCCGTCCTCGCCGACCTCATCGGAGGGCTGAACGCCGACTACGAGCGGCGGAACCCGCAATGAGCCTGTCCCCGAAGCAGGTCGACTCCATCGTCGAATGCCGCGGCGCCCGCATCAGCCTCTGGGAAGGGGCCGTAAGGAGCGGGAAGACGTTCTCGGCGATGCTCGCGTTCTTCGACGCCGTCGCCGAAGCACCCGCCTCCGGCCTGATCATCGTCGCCGGCCGCACCCTGCAGACCATCGAACGGAACATCATCGAACCGATGATGGACGCCGCGATCTTCGGCGCCCTCGCCGCATCCGTCACCCACACCCGTGGCTCGTCCATCGCCCGGATCCTTGGCCGGGACGTGCACCTCATTGGTGCCGCCGACGCCCGCGCCGAGGAGAAGCTCCGCGGCCTCACCGCGTGCCTCGCCATGCTCGACGAGGCGACGCTCGTGCCGGAGGCGTTCTGGAACCAGCTCCTCGCCCGCCTCTCCATCCCCGGCGCCCGCCTCCTCGCCACCACCAACCCCGGCAGCCCCGCGCACTGGCTGAAGAAGAAGTTCATCGACCGCAAGGCCGCGCTGTCCATGGTGTCGTGGCGGTTCACCCTCGACGACAACCCCAGCCTCGACGAGGACTACAAGACCTCGCTGAAGGCCGAGCAGACCGGCGTGTTCTACCGCCGCAACATCAACGGCGAATGGGTCGCTGCCGAAGGCTCCATCTACGAGCAGTTCGACGAGGACCGGCATGTCATCCCCTTCGCCGAGACGCCGCAGATCGCGCGGGTGCTCGCGGCTGGGATCGACTACGGCACCACGAACCCCACGAGCGCGCTGATTCTCGGCCTCACCGCCGAGCAGCACCCCAGGCTCGTGTTCCTCGACGAGTACCGGCACGACCCGGAGACGCACGGGAAGCTCACCGACGCGGAACAGTCCCGCCGGATCCGCGTGTTCCTGAACGGCCGGCACCACCCCACCCAGGCTCTCCCGCAGCCGCCGTACACGGTCATCGACCCCGCCGCCGCATCGTTGAAGGTGCAGCTCGCCCACGACGGGCACCGCGGCATCTGGGACGCCGCAAACGACGTCCTGCCCGGCATCAAGCTCATGTCGTCCCTCATCGCCACCGACCAGCTCCTCATCACCGACAGGTGCAAGGGCCTGATCGGTGAGCTCCCCGGCTACGTGTGGGACGACAAGAAGACCGAGAAGGGCGAAGACGCACCCGTGAAGGCGAATGATCATTCCGCAGACGCCGCAAGGTACGCGATCTACACGACCCAGGCCCTGTGGCGCACCGCGCTCCGCTTCACCGAGGAGGTCACGAATGCTCCCAGTCAAGGACCAGGTCTGGCCGCCGCGTGAACTGAAGCCCGTCATGATGCAGGCCGCCGTGCATGACGCATGGTGGGAGGGCGACGCCAACAGGCTCGCCGCCGTCTACGCCGGCACCACCGACGGGCAGCGACGGAACCTCCGCGGCCGCGTCGCCTCGTTCTTCTGGGGCAAGGAACAGCCCGCCCGCGAGGCCCGCACCCGTATCCACGTCCCCGTCGCCTCCGACATCTCCGAAGCCGCCTCACGCCTCCTGTTCGGTGAAGCACCCACTTGGGCCGCTGACGACCAGCGCACCCAGGATCGGCTCGACCTGATCATCGGGTCCGAGCACGCGAACGGGATCCTCCTCGGTGCGGGCGAGATGCAGTCCGCCCTCGGTGGCGTCTACTTGAGAGCGTTGATCGACAAGACCGCGTTCGACCACGCCACGTTCACGTCCCACGACGTGGACCAGGCCGTCCCCGAGTGGCGGCACGGGAAACTCACCGCGGTCACGTTCTGGACCGTCACCCGGCATGAGGGGCAGCACGTCTACCGGCACCTCGAGCGGCACGAGCCGGGCGTGATCCTGCACGGCCTCTACCGCGGCACCGCGTCGAACCTCGGCACCCGCGTCCGCCTGGTGGAGGATCCGGCGACGGAGCATCTCGCGCTCGAGGTCGGCACGAGCGGGGAGATCCCCACAGGGATCGATCAGCTCACCGCCACCTACGTGCCGAACAAGACCCCGAACCGCCGCTTCCGCACCACCCCGGGCCTAGCTGATCATGGCCGGTCGGACTTCTACGCGGCGGAGGGGATCTTCGACGCGATCGACGAGACCTACTCCTCGTGGATGCGGGACGTCCGCATCGGCAAGGGTCGCATCATCGTCCCCCAGATGTATCTCGAGGGCACCCGCCCCGGTGACGGTGTGTCGTTCGACGAGGACCGGGAAGTGTTCCAGGGCCTCGAGATGCTCGCGACCAGCAACGAGTCGTCCCCGTTCACGGTGGCGCAGTTCAAGATCAGGGTGCAGGAGCATCAGGAGACGATCCGGGAGCTCACCCGCGCCGCACTCCGCGCCGCGGGGCTGTCGCCGGCGACGTTCGGTGACGACGCGGTCCCGGTGAACACGACCGCGACGGAGATCAAGGCCCGCAAGGAAACGTCAGAGGGGACGAGGGAGATCAAGCTCGGCCACTGGCGGCCCCGCCTGACCGAGTTCGCTCGGGCGCTGCTGGACCTGGACCGGGTCCACTACGGCGGTGCCGCACCGGCCGGTGAGGTGAACGTCCTGTTCGCCCGCGAGGCGCAGGCGGATCCGGAGGCTCTGGCGCGCACGGCGGGGCTGCTGTCGACGGCTCAGGCCGCATCGACCGAGACCCTGGTGCGCACGGTGAACCCGGGCTGGGATGACGAGCAGGTCATGGCTGAGGTCGCGCTGATCCGTGCCGATCAGGGCCGTGATGTGGCTGACCCGACGGGCTGGCCGCTGTGAGCAGAGAGGAGCGCCCATGAGCGTCGACACCCCGATCCCCGCAGACGTCGCTCAAGCTGTCAACGACCACATCGAGAACGAGCTGCGACAGATCACCCAGTACGACAACCGGGAAGCGCTGGACGAGTCCGGCATCGGCGACCTGCACCGGATGGCGGCGCGGATCTACGCGCTCGGCTACGGCGCGGGCAGGCGCTACCAGGCGGCGCTGGCCGAAGGTGAACGGCGGCGCGAGCGAGAACGGGAACGCAGGGGACCCAGCCTCGCTGAGGCGATCCAGCAGCTCAGCTGATCGGAAGGGGGTATGAATGGCTCGTCGTCCCCTCCCACCAGACCCCTGGCCCCAAGTGCTCGAAGCAATCATCGGGGACGTCACCGGAGTGTTCGCCGCGACCGAGGAACGCCTCATCCGCTCTGTGGCCCTCGAGCTCCGGGCACGAGACATCACCGAGCAAGCCCCCCGCCTCGCCGCCATCCAGCGGCTCCGCGCGGCAGGCGAGGCCGCTGCTGCTGAGGTGCAGGAGCAGGCCGGGCCGCTCGCCGATGACGTGATAATGCGCGCCCTCAGCTCGGGCGAGACGTTCGCCGAAGCATGGACCCGTTCGATGCTCGGCGACCTCCCCGGCAGTCCCCTGCCGCACGGCACCCTCGCCACGTCGCTGCTCGCCCAGGACCTGCACAACAGGTTCGAGGACGTCACTAGGCGGATCCTCCGCTGGCCCGACGACACCTACCGCGAGGTCATCGCCCGCACCGTCCCCGGGATCCTGATCGGTGGCGACACCGGCAGGCAAGCCCAGGTCCGGGCATGGCGTGAACTCCGCCGCGCCGGCGTCACGGGGTTCATCGACTCTGCTGACCGGCGCTGGAACCTCGCCACCTACGTCGAGATGGCGACCCGCACCGCCACGAGGCGGGCGTTCATGGACTCGAACCTCGCCACCCTCGCCTCGTACGGCATCGACCTCGTCACCGCGATCGGTGGCGGCGGGCAATGCGAGGCATGTGGCCGCTGGGCTGGTGCCGTCATGTCCCAGGGCGGGACCGGCGCCCGCACCGTGCAGGTGCCGCACTCGACCCGTGACACCACCGTCACCGTCCGGGTGCGCGGATCTGTGGATGATGCGATCGCTGACGGGTTCCAGCACCCGAACTGCAGGTGCACTCTCGTCGGCTACTTCCCCGGCATGGCCCAGAACACCGGCCCCGCATGGACGCAGGAGTCCGAGGACGCGCAGGCCCGGCTCCGGGCGCTCGAGGTCGAGGTCCGCAAGTCGAAGCGCGACGAGATCGGCGCACTGGACGAGGACGAAGCGAAGGCCGCCCGCTCCAAGACCCGCCGCCTGCAGGCGAAGATCCGTGACCACATCGACGAGACCGGCGAGCCGCGCCGCCGCGAGCGCGAGCAACTGAACTACGGGCACCACCCCGGTCCCCGCTGAACACCACCACCAGGAGGCAGACCCTCATGAAGATCACCCGCACCCAGCTCCTCGCCCAGCTCGGCCACCTCGTCCTCGCAGAGGGCGACGGGAGCGCCGATACCGGTGGCTCCGTCGCTCAGGGCGACCAGGCCGGCACGGACGGGCAGGACGGCGCGCAGCAGGCCGCCCAGCAGGCCCAGGACGACAAGGGCAGCGACGGCAAGGACGCCGAGGACTGGCAGATGGACCAGCTCCCGCCCGGCGCCCAGGACTACATCCGCTCCCTCCGCGCCGAGAACAAGCGCGACCGCACCGCCCAGCAGGAATCCGCCGCCGACAAGGCCCGCCGCGAGATCACCGAATCCATCGCAGCCGCTCTCGGCCTCGGCGAGGCAGACCCCGACAAGGTCACCGACCAGCTCGGCACCCTCACCCAGGAGCGCGACCAGGCCCTCGCCGCCGTGAAGGCGTACGAGACCCAGCAGACCATCCGCGCCGCCGCCCAGACCGTGGCGATCGACGCGGACAAGGCCCTCGACCTCAAGGCCACCGACAAGGCCCTCGAGGGCATCGACCTGACCGACACCAAGGCAGTGCAGGACGCACTCCTCCAGGTGGCGGACCAGCACCCCCACATCAAGGCCGCCTCGACGGTGGGACGCACAGGGGGAGACCACCACAGCGGCGAGGCCACCCGGCCCAAGCCGAAGGACATGACGGCCGCGATCGCGGCCCGATACCAGTGAAATAGGAGGCGGCAATGCCGATCACTCTCGCGCAGGCAGCGCAGAACACCCAGGAAGACTACGACCCGTTCGTCATCGACGAGTTCCGCAAGGACAACCCGGTCCTGGACACCATGCAGTTCGACCAGGCAGTGAACCCCGCCGGTGGCGGCGCGACCCTCACCTACGGGTACCGCCGCAAGGTCACCCAGTCCGGCACGGACTTCCGTGCGATCAACTCCGAGTACCAGCCCAGCGAGGCGACCACGGAGCAGTTCACCACCGAGCTGAAGGTCCTCGGCGGCTCCTTCCAGATCGACCGCGTCCTCGCGAACCTCGGCCCCGCCGCGTCCGGCGAGATCGCGTTCCAGATGAGCGACAAGATCCAGTCGGCCCGCTCCACCTTCGCCGACGCCGTCATCAACGGCGACTCCGCGGAGAACGAGGATTCCTTCGACGGCCTGAACGTGGCCCTCACCGGCTCGTCCACCGAGTTCCAGGCCGCCGACCTCGGCAACGCCGACTGGACCGCCGTGGACGAGTCCGCCCAGTACCACGGCGTCATCGACCTGATCGATGAGTGGCTGTCCAACCTCGACGGCCAGCCCACCGTGATCCTCGGCAACAAGCGGGCACTCGCCCGTGTCCGCGCCGTCGCCCGCCGCGCCTCGATGTACACCATCTCCCCGATGGTCGGCGTCGCCCAGTACGAGAACGACGGCAACACCATCGGCCGCACCGAGCGGTACGGGAACATCTACCTCCAGGACCCGGGCACCCGCTCCGGCACCAACGAGCAGATCATCCCCGTCACCGGTGGCCTCACCGACCTGTACGCCTACCGCGTCGGCCTCGACGGCTTCCACGGCGTCGCGACCGTCGGTTCGCAGCTGGTGCAGTCCTGGCTGCCGGACTTCTCCCGCGCCGGCGCGGTGAAGACCGGTGAGGTCGAGATGGGCCCCGTCGGTGTCGCGCTGAAGAAGACCCGCGCCGCCACCGTGCTGCGCGGTGTCCGGGTCGCGAGCGCCTGATGTCTGCGGATCCGCGTGACTACGTGAACCCGACGCGGGTCGGCACTCGTCTTCGTGACGCTGCTGTCGACCCGCGCCCGGGTGACTTCCTCCCTCCCGTGAACGCGGGCAAGAGCGGGGAGGAAGGGAATCCGCACGGCCCGAACGTGTACGCGCCGGGCATCCACGGCGAGCAGGGCATCCGCCCGGTTCGTCCCGGCGCTGTCTCCGCAGATGCCGCCACCCAGTCGACGGAGGAGTCGGCGCACGCCTCGCAGTGGCAGGGCGTGGAAGACGCTCCGGAGCCCGATCCGGAGCCGACTGACCCTGAGGAGGGCACCCCGTGAAGATCCGCACCAAGAACCCCGAGTTCACCGGTACCCGTGCCGGTATCAAGTTCGTGAACGGCGTCGGTGAGACCAGCGACGAGAAGGCCATCGGCCAGCTCAAGCGTCTCGGTTACACCGTCGAGGACGAGAGCGACGAGGACGGCGAGGCCCCCGCGGGCAACGCCTCCCGCGACGACTGGGCCGCCTACGCGAAGTCCAAGGGCTTCGACGTCCTCGAGGACTGGAAGCGGGACGACATCAAGGCCCTCTTCCAGGGCGAGCCCGAGCAGGACTGATCGAGAGGGGAGGTGGGCGGCCATGCGTGACTACACCAAGGTCATGGACGCGGAGACCCGAGAGAAGTGGGGCATCCAAGACCTGGATGACCATGATCTCGAGTCGGCGTCCGCGACGGTCGCCCACCTCACCCGCGCCGCGATCTACCAGACCACACCCGACGGGTACCCCACCGGGGACCTCGCCGACGTGTTCGCCGCCGCGACCGCCGCGCAGGCCGTCTACACGGCAGAAACCGGCGACCCCACCGGTGCCGCGGCAGAGTCCGGGAGCGTGTCCCTGGGGCCGCTGTCGCTCACCTCGCGGCCTGGTGGCGGGCAGCGGTCGGCGCAGGCCCGGATGGCGGCACTGTATGCCCCGAAGGCGCTCGAGATCCTCGCCGCGAACAGCCTCCTCAACGGGACAGTCGGCAACAGCGCATGGGGGTGAGCCTGGTGAAGATCCCCCGCCGCCTCGTCCCCCACACCATCGTGTGGGAGCAGAAGCTCACCGATGACCAGGGCTGGGGCGACGACGAATACGCACCCCCCGTGGAGGTGCCGTGGGTCCTCACCGTCGACGCGACCGAGGAGGAGCAGGCCACTGGCGCGACCGAGCTCGTCTCGTCCGCGCGGGTCCACACGAACGGCGACCCGATCATCTCGGTCGGTGACCGGGTCACGATCTGGCCCGGGCAGCCGCGGGAGCGGACCGAGACCGTGGAGCGAGTCGACCACTACGAGCACCCCCGATCCCCCACCGTGGACGTCCTCCACCTGAGCTGACGGGAGGTGCTTCATGGCTGACTTCCACGTCTCCTGGCGAGGCCCCCAGATCGCCCAGCAGGTGAATGGCGCGACCCGGGCAGCGCTCGGCAAGGGAGCCTCGTTCATCCTCGCCCAGGCCATCCCCCGCACCCCGTTCCGTGACGGTGACCTCCGCTCGAGCGGCGGCACAGACGTCGACGACGACCGAGCGAGCATCTACTTCGACACCGAGTACGCCGCACGGCAGCACGAGGAACTCGGGTGGCGGCACCCCAAGGGCGGACAGGCGAAGTACCTCGAGAACACCATGCTCGAGGAACGCGGCCGCGCCCAGGACATCATGGCAGCGGAGGTGCGGCGTGCCCTCGGTGGATGACGAACAGCTGACCAGGCACCTGCGCACCCTGCTGCAGGGCATCGAGTTCCGCGACGGGCCCGCCATCGCCGCGAAGCGCCTCGCCTCCTCCCCCGATGCTGGCATCGCGATCACCGTGTACGCCACCGAGGACGACACCACCGCCCGGATCCGCAGGGTGCAGTTCTGGTGCCGCGGCCGCCCCGGTGACCCCTTCTCTGCGGACCGCATCGCCGACGACCTCCTCAACGCCCTGCACTGGCTCCACGCAGACGCCGTGATCAGTCGTGCGCAGCGGCTCTCCTTCGCCCTCCTCGGCCAAGACGGCAACGGGCGTGACGAACGCACCGACAACTACCAGATCATCCTCCGACCCTGAAAGGGGCCCACCCATGAACACGTACGACCCCAGCATCGAAGACTCCCAGTACGGCTTCTCCTACGAATACGGCGTCGACATCGAGATCGCCGGCGCCTGGCAGCCGATCCGCCGCATCACCGGCGTCGACCCCCAGGTCACCCCCGTCACCGTCGAAGCCGCAACCTACGACGACCTCGGCTCCCCCAACTCCCCGAAGATCGGCGAGAACTGGACCCTCGGCTTCCAGGTCCAGCAGCAGCGCCTCGCAAGCGGCTCCTTCACCGAGGAGGTCGAGGCGCTCCTCGCCCTCGCCGAGCCCGACGCCGTCGGAGAGCTCGCGTTCGGCAGGTTCCGCTGGTACGACAAGCCCGCCGACGGCACCCCCAACCCCGACCACGCATTCGAGGGCGAGGGCACCGTGCAGATCACCCGCGCCCAGACCGGGAACGCCGAGATCGGATCGTGGACCGTGTCGATCACCGGCCGCGGCCGCCGGAAGAAGATCGCGAACCCGTTCACCGGCTGGGTCGAGGAGACCGTCCCCACCCCCTGACCCACCACCTCTTGAGGGCCCCGTCGAGCACATCGGCGGGGCCCTCCCCATCTCACAGGAAGGGCCAGACGCCCGATGAAGGACCTCTCCGCATTCGCCGCCGACACGCTCGACATCAACCTCGGCAGGGGCCGCAAGGTCTCCATCGACCCCCCGTCCGCCGCTGACGGCGCGAAGCTCGCCGCGCTCGTCACGCTCGGCGCAGCCGTCGCCACCAACGACGTGAACGACGGTGTGAACGCGATCGCCCAGAACCTCCTCAAGGACCTCGACACCGAAGGCCTGCACCGCCTCGCAGTCGGCGACGCGTACGACACCATGCTCGAGCAGGGCTGGCCCGGCAAGGACGTCGAGACCGTCTGCACCTACGCCACCTACTACTGGACCTTCGGCGAGGACACCGCTGATCAGATCCTCGAGTCGCGTGAGAAGGGGCCGCGGGGAAAACTCCGACGACGTGGGAGGAACTAGCCCCCTACGGGGTCGGCACCCCCGACGCTGACGGGATCTACCCCGACTACCGCCTCCCCGCTGAAATGACGAAGGCGGAAGAGCCCGGGGTCAGGGTCCCGTGGGCCGCGATCTACCGCGACTGGCCGACCGTGGTCGTCGACCTCGCGCAGACCTACCACGTGCACTGGCATCAGGCGCTCGCCTGGCCGTGGCCGGTGATCCGCGGCTACGTCGAGGGCCTGTTCACCGAACCGTCCTCCCGCGTCTACCGCACCCACATCCAGCCCCTCGTGAAGGGGTGACAACCGAATAGCAGGAGGTTGCCCATGGCGCTCGAGGTTGGCGAGCTCGTCTCCTACCTGCGGATGGACGACAGCGATTTCCAGCGGAAGCTGTCCAGGAACGGCATCGACCTGCAGCGCTTCGGTCAGGGCGCCATGCGTGCCCTGCAGCCCGTCGCGACCGGGTTCGCGGCCGGCACCACCGCCGCCGCTGGCCTCGCCGCGGCTCTCCTCCGCCAGGGCGTCGCCTACAACACCCTGCAGCAGGCCTCCCGTGCCGCGCTCACCACCATCCTCGGCTCCGCCGAGGCGGCGAACGCGCAGATGGACAAGCTCGACGACTTCGCCCGCAACTCCCCGTTCGCGAAGCAGGTGTTCATCGAGGCGCAGCAGCAGCTGCTCGGCTTCGGCGTCGCCGCCGAGGACGTGATCCCGGCCCTGTCCGCGATCCAGGACTCCGTCGCCGCCGTCGGCGGGTCGAACGAGGACATCTCCAACGTCACCTACGCGCTCGCGCAGATGCAGGGCCAGGGCAAGCTGACCGGCGAGACCCTGAACATGCTCGGCCAGTACGGCATCGACGCCGCCTCCATCCTGGGCGAGTCGATGGGGAAGACCGGCGCGGAGATCCGCGACATGGCCTCCAAGCCCGGTGGCATCCCCGTGGCCGAAGTGTGGACTCCCCTCGTCGAGTCGCTCACCGAGCGTTTCGGTGGCGCGGCTGAGGGTGTGAAGAACACCTGGGTCGGTGCGACGGACCGCATCAAGGGCGCGACCCGCGACCTCGGCTCCGCCCTCGCCGCACCCTTCGTCGACCCCCAGGGCGGCGGTAAGGCACTCGACTGGGCGAACGGGTTCGCGGACCTCCTCCGCGCCGTAGAGCGCCAGGCCGGCCCCCTGATCGAGGTGCTGCTGCCGAAGATCCTGCCGCTCGCGGACGGGATCACCGCGCGGCTCGAGGACGCCGCAGCCGCGGTCGACAGTCTCGACATGCAGCAGCTGATCGCACAGCTCGGCGGTGTCGGCGAGTACGCGGCGCCCCTCGCTGCTGTGTCGGCGGCGCTGTTCGCGATGGGTACGCAGGCCGCGCCGATCAAGGCGCTCGGCCTGTCCCTGAACCCCGTCGCCGCCGCGCTGGTCGCGATCGTCGCTGCGTCTCCTGACGCACGGGGCGCGGCTCTCGACCTCCTCTCCTCGTTCGCCGAGCTGAAGGACGAGGCTGGCGACCTCGTCCTCGCCGTCGGTGACCTCGGGAACGTCCTCATCGACGGACTGGTCCAGATCCTCACCGCCATCGCCGGCCCCGCTGGCGAGGCTGGTGGAGCGATCGACCTGCTCGAGCTCGGCATCGATGGACTCACCGCCACGATCCGGCTCGTCACCTCCGTTGCGGAGCCGCTGCTCGGCTTCCTTGCGGGGCTGATCGAATCCGCGTCCGGTGCGGAGGGGCCGATCCTCGGCGTCGTCGCCGCGCTCGTCCTCATGCGGGGAGTGGACGTCAGTGGTGTCATCACACGCCTGACCGACGCTCTCGCCGCTGGCAGGACCACGTGGGCGGCCTCCCAGGGCACGCTCCAGGCGCTCGGCCGTGAGGCCGGGATCATGAACACCTCGATGATGACCGCACGGGCCGGAGCGATCGCGCTCGGTACTGCGGTCAAGGGACTCATGATCGCGAGTGCCCCGATGCTCGCGATCACCGCCCTCGCCGGCGTGATCGGCCACTACATGCAGCAGTCGGCAGAGGCGAAGGCGCTCACCGACGACCTCGCAGACTCGTTCGATGAGCTGACCGGAGCAGCCACGGCAAAGACCGACCGGCTGATCCTCGACCAGCTGAACGAGTCGCTGACCGCTGGTGACTGGGACGTGCTCCGCGAGATGGGGTACGACTACACCGCCATCATCGAAGCGGTGAAGGCGGGCGGGCCCGAACTCGAAGCGCTAGAGGCTCAGCTGGATCGCACCACGTCCGCAGGGCGGAAGCGTTCGATTCAGACCGGTGAGACGATCGAGGTGACCGAGGCTGAGGCTGAGGCATCCCGTCGCCTCAAGGGTGAGCTGGAAGGTCTCGGCCCGGCCTATCAGGACGCGATAGCGGAGGGCGAAGAGCAGCAGAGACAGCTTGAGGCCACCGGCCAAGCGGCAGAGCTCACTGCCGACCAGCTCTCTGGCGTTGCGCGGAGCACGAAGCTCCTCGAGGACGCACTCGCGGTCCTGTCGGATGAAACGTCGTCGGCGGATGAGAAGCTGCGTGCCCTCAAGGAGGCTCTCGACCTCATCGCGGGCGGCACCCGCTCCGCAGAGGATGCCGCGTTCGCGTACGCCGACAACGTCAGGGAGACCACCGATGCTGTCTCGGAGCTCGCATACGAGCAGGAACAGCTCGACGAGATCCTGAACGACGACGGGTCGCTCAACAAGCAGTCGAAGGCAGCATCGGAGCTGCGAGACCACTTTGGTGGCCTGGCAGACGACGCCAACACCTGGGCGGTCTCTCTCGCTGAGCTCGGCGACACCGACGGCGTCAGGGACGTATACGACGGGCTCTACGAGGACATCCTGGCCGTGGCTGAGGCCGCGAACCTGGGCGCCGAGGAGACGAACGCGCTCATGCTGTCCCTCGGGATCCTCCCTCCGGAGGTGATGACCGACGTCGTCGTCAACGGCGAGGACGCCGAGCTCGCGACACTCCGCGTCGGAGACATGCTCGACCGTCTCCCCGCTGAGGTCGTCGCCGCGATCTACGGCGACACCACCGGCCTCGACGAGGCGGTCAACAAGACCGACCTCCAAATGGCCTACGTCGCCGGCCTGTCCGCTGATCCGATGATCGGCGCGGACGAGTCGGAGAACCTCCGCATCGTGTCCGCCGCAACGGCAAGGCTCGAAGAGCTCGACGGGATGGAACCCACCCCGGAGATCAACGCGGAGAAGGCGCTGCTCGAGAACGTCGTCGCCGGCGCGAAGATCGACCTCGACTCGATCCCCGACAAGACCGCTGAGGTCATCGCCGAAACGTACGGGTTCGACTCGGTGGAGGCGCTGAAGCGGGCGATTGACCGGCTTCAGTCGAAGACGATCCAGGTCCGGACGAACTACGTCACGTCCGGGACACGGCCCCGCATCGCTACTGGTGGACGGAACATCGCGACAGTCGACGCGGATGGGTCCGTGCACCTCCCCAAGGGGAAGCGGTACGCGGACGGCGGCGTGGAGCATCGCGTCGCCCAGATCGCTCCTGCTGGGGCGTGGCGGGTGTGGGCGGAGGAAGAGACCGGCGGGGAGGCGTATGTGCCTCTCGCGCCGCACAAGCGTGCCCGGTCCCTCGCGATCATGCACGACGTCGCCGCGAGGTTCGGACACGTCATGGTCCCTGTCGGCGCTCAGCGGTTCGCGGACGGTGGCATCTCAGGGCGGGGGCGCAGCACCGTCGCCCAGCCGGTCGGGAATCAGTTCTCCTACAGCCCAACCATCACGGGGCCCGACGCTCACGTGGTTGAGGCTCGAGCGTTCCAGTCGTTCAAGCACTGGACCGAGACTCAGTCGACAGGAACCAGGGGGGCTTGATGGACGCGTTCTCCTGGTGCGAAGACGACGACGTTTCGATCGAATGGGCCGGGATCGAGTTCTCCTCTAGGCATGACCGGTTCGAGTACCCGAAGTGGAAGCTACGGGAAACGGACTGGTTCAATGGCAGCGCCGATGAGCCGGAGAAGACCCGAGCACCGCGCGGGATGTGGGCGGGCGCGTCCCACTTTGCGTCCCGCACGGTGTCCTGGTCCGGGATCCTTGAATGCGAGTCGAGCGTCGAGCTCGTCGATGAGATGCGCGCCCTGCAAGGCGCGCGCGGCGACTCGCTAAAGGTGTGGGAAGTCGACGTTGGGCGGCAGGCGGTGTGCGAGAAGGTCCAGACGCAGATCACTCGCTTGTCGGATCGATTCGCTCGCTATTCGGTGGTCGTGGTGCTCGATGATCCACTGATCTCGTCCATCGATGAGCTGTCGCTCGCTCCGTCTCGAGCTGTGACGAATCACGGTGCGGTGCGGGCTCGTCCGGTGGTGTCGGTGACGGCACCCGGGCAGCGGCCGACGGTGACGATTGGGTCGTGGTCTACGCGCGCGCCACGGAACCTCGGAGCCGGGGAGGTGTTCACGGTGGACTGCCGCACCGAAACGATCTACCTGGGCGGTTCCGCGGTGTTCCCGATCCTCCCCGCCTTCCCGTCGATCCGGCCCGGCGCGACCGCGACCATCTCAACATCGCACGGGACCGGGACAGTGGATGGGGTGTCGGCATGGATCTGAAGACCTGGCTGGTCGACTCTCTGACCGGTGACGTGATAACCCGCGTGCACATGACGGATCGCTCGAGATTCACGTCGGTGATCGGTGGCGGGCGGATGACCGGAGAGGTCGTCCTGTCGTCGCTGCGGGACCGGGACGGATCGAGAGATACGAGTGCTCTGCTGACCGTGCTGCAGGCGATGGGCGGTGGCCGACATTCGATCCTCCTCACCTCCGGGACGGAGACGCTCGGTGAGTGGGTGGTGTTCGGGTACGTCCGGGACCACGACGCTGCCACCGCTGCCGTGTCGGGGTTCGAGTGGGACGACTACCTGCAGTACCGGTCGATCCACACGGACTTCAAGTACACGAACGCGGACGCCGGCCAGATCTACCACGACGCGATGGTCGACGTGTTCAACACCTTCCAGCCAGCGGATCGGGAGATCGTCGTCTCGACCGCCCCGACGCTCGGGCACCGCATGGACATGAAGACCCTCCCCCGCACGGGCTATTACTCCGACCTCATCGGGGATCTGGACGCGCTGGGGCTGACGGAGTGGCGGATCGTCCCGACCGCTACCTGGGCCGACGGCGCGCCCGTGAAGGTGACGCGCACGGTCACGTATCAGCAGCCGATCCTCTCGACGCCGCACCCGGACCCGCTGGTCAAGGCGGGGCCAGGTGAGCGGGGCGGGAACCTCACCGAGTTCTCCCGCTCCTACGATTTCTCCCGCATCGCTGGGACCGTGATCGGGTGGGGTGCGGGGAAGGGCAAGAAACAGCGCTACGCGATGTCGCAGGACGGGAATCACCTGTCTCGGGGGCATATCGCGATCACCCGCAACGTGCACCATTCCGGCGAGTACAGCAATGCTCAGCTGCAGATGAAGACCGACCAGGTGCTCGCTGACAGCAAGGACCCGTGGCAACCCACCCAGGCGACGGTGGATGGTCGTCGCCTCTCGCGGCCCCCGGTGATCGGTGGGGTGCATGACGTGTCGGTAGCGCCCGCGTGGACCTACCCGGAGGGCGGGTCGTGGCGGATGCGCGTCGGCCAAGCCACCTACGCGTATGGGTCCCCGCTCGTGGATGTGGAGATGGAGGAAGTCGAATGACCTGGAATGGCAGGGTCACCGTGCATGATGATCTCTCCCGCCTCCATGCCTCGTCCCGTGCTGGGGATACGTCCCGCGAGATCGGGTACTCATCGGTGACGGAGGGTGAGGGGTCCCTCGATCTCCTCACCGAGTCCGGGGATGTCCGCGCTTCGCTCGGGGACCAGCCCGATGGGCGGTTCGGCGTGTCGATCTGGCACCGCGGCTCCCTGCGTTTCATCCCGGATCTGATCCAGGATCTGCAGGACGAGGACGACTCCCTGTCGGGACGGATCACGACCGCGCAGGACACGGCGACGAACGCCCGTGGCCGCGCGGATGCCGCGTACACGCGGGGTGATGATGCGTGGGACCGTGCCGGGCGTGCGCTCGCGGATGCGGCGACCGCGCAAGCGACGGGGACTAACGCCCGTGGGCGCGCGGACGCCGCGTACACGCGCGCGGATGACGCCTGGGATCGTGCGGGGCGTGCGCTCGCGGATGCCGCGACGGCGCAGTCCCGTGCCGACTCGGCGCACAACCGGATCGACGGCCTGGATTACGCGACGCCGGGGGAGCTATCTGCGCTGCGGGACCGGGTCGCGTCGGTCGAGTCCCAGATCGATGTCATCGACTCGTGGCTGCGTCAGCACACCGGCTACCCCAGTGGTGGCCTGAACCCCAACAGCTGACTCTTCCCTCGTTCTCGCCCCTTCGCCGCTCGGTGCCGGGGGCTTTCTCTGCTGCCTAGGAGGCACCTATGACCAGCACTATCGTGCCGCCGGTCGATCTCGCGCCCGGAATGCCGTCCCGCGTCGTGACAATCTCGGCCACCGATGTGACCGAGGGCGGCACGTCTCTTGAAGGGCAGATGGTCCGCTTCGCCCTGTCCGACACGCTCGACGTCACCTCCGGTGGTGACGTGATCGCGAAGACCCAGGCCGAAGTAGTCCTGGACAGCAACGGTGAGGGGCGGATCCGTCTCCCCGTCTATGACGAGGACGTGAAGACCTGGTGTGGCAAGGACTGGGCGATCCTCGTCACCGCGTCGTGGGGGTCGCAGAAGGCGATCCGCGTCCCCGCTGGCACGTCCGCGATCGCGCTGTCGGCTCTCCCGAACATCCGCCCGCTGCGCGGCCGGGAGGTGCAGTGGGCGCTCACGGGTGCCGGGATCACTGTCGTGGAAGGCTCGCAGTGGGGCGCGACGGTGTCCCTCGATGGCGGTGTTCTTCAGTTCGTACTCACCGTCCCGCCGGGCGGCACCGCCTGGTACAAGGGCGCGCTGGGATCGAGCGCGGACCTGGACACCCTGGCAGATGGTGCCTACGTTGTCGTCAACGGGGACGTGGCCGAAGCCATCGGCCTTCCGGAGAGCCTGAACGGCGTGGTCGAATCCTACGAATGGGTCGGACTGCAGCGCTACCACGTGAAGACGACGGGCGAGCAGCGCACATGGCAGCGGTCCAGGTTCAGCGACGGCTGGGCGTCCTGGGAGCGAGTCGATGGGAACTCGTGGTTCAAGGGGAACCTGGACGAGCAGGATGCTACAACGCTCGCCGGGCTCGGGCCCGGCCTGTACCTGGTGCGGTACGTCGGCACCGCCGAAGCGTTCGGGCTCCCGCAGCGCCTCATCGGGCAGCTCGAAGTTGTTGATGCGGGCACGCAGCGCCGGATCACCTTCGCGCCGAACGATTCGGGGTCCGGGTTCGGGGCGAAAGCGGTCTGGGAGGTCGCCACAAACTCCGAGGGGAATCTCCGCGACCGGTGGCAACGCTCGGACAAGCACATCATGCGCTCCGCTCCGGTGGTGCTCACGGCCCCGGCTGGCGAGTATGGCCCGGTCGCTGTGTCGCGCGAGGCGGTGCGGCTCCCGTTTACCGTCCCCACCAACGTTTCCCGTGTCCGCGTGCACATGCGGCCCTGGAACTACCGCACCGAGATCGAGTGGGGTCCGGCACGGCTCGAGGGCGTGATGATCGCTCAGGCTGCGCAGAACGGCCTCGGCACGATCACTGGCTCCCGCTGGTACGCCCCGAACGCGGCAGGCGCGACAGTGCCCGGAGCGGGCTGGACGTCCGAGTGGTTCCATGTCGGCCTCACTCCCGGCAGCACGTTCCTGCTGTCCTACGGAGCAGAATGGCTGGACGCTTCCCGCGACCTCGTCTCCGGCAAGTGCTGGGCGCACGCCGACCGGGCGAAGTACGACACGACCGAGGAAGCGGTCTACGGCAACGGCTGGGGCGGGTTCACGCTGCAACCAATGGATATTTGGATTGAGTGCGAGGCCCCATCGAACGTGCCGATCAACATGTATATCGGCGCGTCGAACAACGTGTTCGCTGGCACGTCCTCGGTGTTCATGTCCTACCCGACCCAGCACGCTCGCCGCAACGGTGCGTTCTGCGCCCTGACGGCAGCGGGTGGCTGGTCGATCATGGACGCGTCGATGCACAAGGCCGACATCATCAACCGCTTCGGCTACCCGACCCGCATCGCTGACCGCATCTATCTCGACATGGGATCGAACATTGAGGCCCGTGGCGCGACCGCTCAGGAAGCTATCGCCGAGATGGAACGGTGGATGAACACCCGCCTCAACGCGCTCGGGAATCCTCCGGTGCATCTGCTGACGCAGATTTCGCGGTGGACCAGCGACAGCACGGGCGACTCTTACGGCACGCTCTCCGACTGGAACCAGTGGATTCGGTACGAGGCGACGAAGCGGCCCGAGGTCGTGGCTCTGCACGATCAGGCCGCGATGTTCGCCGACCCGGAGAAGCCGTGGACGGCGAGGGTCGAGCTGCGGGAGTCGCCGACTGATGTGCATTTCAGCGAGATGGGGCAGAAGCTCCGGGCGCAGGCCCTCGATGGGGAAATCACCCTGCCGATGCTGACCGCGAAGAACCCGTCCGAGATTGGCGGCGTCACTTATGTGGGTGATGGCGTGTACGAGATTAACTAGCCCCGCCCGTTAACCCGTTGGCCCCCGCGCAGTTCCTTGCCGGGGGCTTTCTGTATGCCCTGTTTTTGGGGCAGGAACAGGAGCATCATGGCGCAGATTCACGCGCTCACACCAGAAGGCAGACTCCCCACAGCAGCAGTCGCGCATGTCGAGGAGGTTATCGACGCCGCCACCCCCCACGTCGGGCCGTGGCGGGACATCACGGCGAGGCTGGACTCCTCACGGGTCATCGGTGGGCGCGTCTACATCCGCCGCAGTGAGGGTTTCGTCGAGTACAGCATCGCGGGGCTGGCGACGGACAGCAACGGGGTGATTCTGACGTGGGGAGACCTGCCTCTGGAATACCGCCCCACTGCGGGAACGAGTTTCCTGGTCTACGGAGAGAACGGGTCTGATGCCGACCTCACCCCGAACTACGGCGGGGGGATGTCCCTCGCCCGGAGCGACCAGGGGGTCCCCTACTGGGGCACCGGGAGGCTGGCAACGGATCAGCAGTGGCCGACCGAGCACCCGGGAGTCGAGGCGGGCTGGGGAGAACAGCCCGATCTGGCGCTGTCCCCAGCAGACGCGGCCCAGATGATCGGTCGGGTCTCCACGGACGTGGACGGGCTCGGTGCACGGCTGGCAATCGTTGGCGCGGGACGTCCAGACGTCACCGGGTCCATGATCGGTTCCGTCGCATCCGCTGTCGCCGACGCCCCCTCCGGGACGACGTTCGTTTCCACGGACGGGCCGCAGGGCGCGTGGCAGTGGCAGAAGCGCGGCACCACCTGGACTGTCACGGACGGCACCATCGCCCCACGGGACGTCCCGTTCATCGACGGGACGATCCTGACGACCCGCCCAGGCATCTCCACGACAATCTCCCGCACTGGAGACCGGGTGACGCTCTCCATCGTCAACGTGCTTGCCGTGTCGTCCGCCCCGTTCTCGCAGGCCCAGCAACCCATCCCTGCCGGGTTCCGGCCCGCGCAGGAGTTCAACGGCCTCCTCACGAAGGGGAGCGCGGAGCAGCACGCCCGACTCCTCGTGCAGACCTCCGGCAACGTGATCGTCGCGTCCGCTAGCGGGCTCAGCGGTGCGTGTGCCGCAACGGCGTCGTGGGTGACTACGGACCCGTGGCCGACCACCCTGCCCGGCGACCCCGCCTGAAAGGCGCACCAATGGACCTGACCACCCTCACCGATGAGCAGCTCGACGAGCACCGGCGTGCGGTGCTGATCGAGCAGGAGCGCCGCGCCAAGCTCGCGCAGCTCCCCGACCAGCTCGCCGCGATGGCGCGTGATGCCGCCGCGGCGGGCTGTGACCGTGACGAGCTGCTCGAGCGGGTCGCCGACGCGCTCACGCCGGAGCGGGTCGCATTTGAAACATGACCCGCCACAGAGCAGAGGTCAGCGGCTCTCGCGCCACTTCCGCCACGCCTGCATAGCGTTGCCAAAGTGATGGCGGAACTCCTTCGGTGTGACCTTCCCGTGCCCCTTCACCTCGCCCTTGTAGAGCGCGAAATGGCGGCTGCCCGACTTCGAGACGCCGGCGTCTTCCTTGACCCCCATCGCGTCCTTGAACGGGCCGTAATGGCTCTCCCGGAAGCGGGAGTCGTCCTCGCTCTGCGCGAAGTACACGAAGTTCTCCAGCGGCCGTCGACGGTAATGGCGGACCATGTCGAACCGCTCGGGAAAAGCGCTGATGAGCTTCACGGGATCCCAGCCCGGCCAGATTTTCGAGAAGTACCGCTCCGACTGCACGGGCAATGCGCGGGCGATACTGGTCGTGCCTTCATGGAGATAAGCCATCGACCCCGGCACCAAGGCAGACAGTCGCAGCGCCGGGAACCCGCCACCAGACCCGCCGACGAACACGACATGCTCCGCGCCGGTCTTCCCTTGCGCCTTCCGCACTGCCTTCAGGATGGAGTCCAAAGGGTCGAACCCAGGTCCTCCGAGGAACCATGCCAGCAGCAGCTCACCGTCCGGGTCCATCGGGATCGTTGGGTCCGCGAACGCCATGAACGCTGGCGACTTCATCGCTCGGAACGTGGCGACGCGAGCGAACAGAGGGTAGATGTTCTTTCCCGGCCTCGCAGCGCCGGGGAACGTCACGATGAGTTCGTCGCTGCGCTTGAGGTGCGCGTAGAAGTCCAGGGTGAGTCCGCTACCGATGGGGGCGGTGTGCACGGCGGTCGCCTGACCGTTGAACCGAAGCATCCCGAGGCTCTTCTGATGCACCAGCGGCACGCCGTAGAAGTCGTTCCACGTCTCGCGCAGTCCGGTGTGCGGGTTCGTGGTGGCGGCGTGCTGATCCATGCTTGGAATTGTCGCGGACGCCGCGAGCGAGATGCGCCGTCGTCATCGGTTCGTGATCCCACCGGCACCTGGGCAGGGGCCGGAATCACACAGTCGCGACTACAGCTCTCGGAGCTGCTGCACCACGTCCTCGATCCGGGACAGGGTTCTGCCGAATTCGCCATCGTCTGCGCGGTGCAGATCGTCGGCCAGCGCATGCAACTCCCCGACTCGTGCGAGGAGATGGTCGCGCCGAGCCTCAGCTTCTTCGGCCTCAGCAGACGCGACTTGAGGGTCCGAGTGTTCCCGCGGCATCGAAGACATGCCTCCTTTCTACCGGAGCATTCCGGCAACTACCTGGTAGGTGGGGTCGCCGTGACCAGGTTGCAACTCCTTTCACAGCCCGCGCTCAGCGGGCATCTCATCACGCCCCATCTACCGAAGGAGCACCACCATGAGCGTCCCTGACTACCGCGAGGACCCCGAGCAGGAGCTGTACGGCGACGAGCACGAGCCGATCGAGGACGACACCGCCGACCAGATGATCGACGGCGAGCACCCCGATGGCGACTACCCGCCTGAGATCTACGACGACGACCCGGAAGAGCCGATCGAGGACGAGCCGGCAGTCGAGGACGGAGAGGACTGATGGCGCACAAGATCCTGCCGAGGTCGGCGTGGTCGTCGACCAGCGCTCGCGGCACCGGCATCACGTGGTCGCGAGTCCGCGGCATCGTCTGCCACTACCCCGCTATGGGGAAGGCGGTCGGCGTGCTCACCCGGGCGCAGGAGGCGGCGCGGTTGCGCGGCTGGCGCTCGTACCACGTGAACTCGCTCGGCTGGATGGACATCGGATACTCCTACGCGATCGGCCAGTCGGGGCGGATCTACTCGCTGCGCGGTGATCGCGTCGGTGGCCACACCTACGGTCACAACTCCACCACCCTCGGCGTGCTGTTCATCGTCGGCGACAACGAGCCCCTGACCGCCGCGGCGAAGGCCGCGTTCCGGGCGCTACGGGCCACGCTCCGCAAGCGCGGCGCGTCCTCGGGCGTGTGGGGGCACCGGGAGATGTCCGGGAACTCCACCCGCTGCCCTGGCCCGTTCATCATGGGCTCGATCCGTGACGGGTCCCTCACGGGCAGCTCCGCCGGAGCGTCGAATCCGAGCACCCCCTCGAAGCCGAGCACTCCGAGCACCGAGTTCGCGGACGTGGACAAGACCCAGGCCTGGCTGAAGGAGCTCGGCTTCGACCCGGGGCCGCTAGATGGCATCTACGGCACGAAGACCGCTACCGCCACGAGGGCGGCGCAGGAGGCTCTCGGAATCACCCCGGTGGACGGCCGCCCCGGCCCCACCACTCGCACCCATCTGGAGGATGCAGTGACCACTCTCGACAAGATCAGCAAGGACCTCGCGACGATCAAGCGGACGCTCGAGCCCGGAATCGCGGGGAAGCGCACCGACGGCGAGCTCGTCTCCGCGCTCCGCGGGTTCCGGAACGACATCCCGGGCATGGTCCTCGACGCCCCCGTCGACCTTGAGGGGAAGTGGAAGGGCCAGCAGTCCACGCTGCGCCGGATGCGGGCCTGGTACGCGGAGGATCTGCGGCAGATCAAGGCGGGGATCGCCACGTCCCGCGCCGCGGTGCTCGAGGCTGTGCAGGAGACCGGCAAGGCGCAGGGCCTCACCGATGAGCAGGTGCAGGCGATCGCTACCGCTGCGGCGGAGGCGTCGGCGCGGGTGTCTGCGGAGGACGTGGCCGGGCAGCTCGAAGTCAGCGTTCGAGACGAGGACTGATCCATGCTCTCCTCGCCGTACCCCGTGCCGCCTGATCGGTGGCTGCGGGCCTTCATCATCGGTGCGTGGCTCGCCGCGACCGCATGCGGGATCTGGGTCCTCGCCTACCCTCCCCGCACCTACGCAGGATTCGGGCTGATCGTCACGTTCCTGTGGGCCGGGCTGATGATCACCGGATCACTCCTCGTCCTCGCCGGGAACATCACCCAGCGATACCGGATCGAGCTGCCCGGCCTGATCTTCGCACTCGGCGGCGTGATCCTCTACGGGCTCCTGTCCTGGGATCAGGTCATCTCCGGGACGTGGGGGTCGGGGCCGCGCGCCCTGCTGCTGGTCATGCTCGCGTTGCTGATCTCGCACCGCGCCCGGATGCTGACCCTGATCCACCGCAGGCTGCAACGACTCGACGACGTGGCACGGGGGTAAGCGTATGGATGTCCCCGCCATCCTCACCGGGGCAGTCGCGGCCGTCTTCAGTGGCGGCGGTATCTGGGTGGGTCTACGTCTGTGGGTGGACCACCGCAAGAACCGGTCCGACGGGCGCCGCGCTGACCGCGACATCGAGGCTCAGCGCGAGGAGCGCGCGATCTCTGTCATGGAGCGTGCGATGACCCGCCTCGACTCCGAGGTCACCCGGCTGTCGAAGAGTGACGAGTCGAACCGGTCCCGCATCACCGACCTCGAGAAGTCGAACCGCGAGCTAGCGGAGGAGAACCGCGTGTTCCGCAACGTGATCGTCGGCGTACTCGAGCGCCTGCGCCGGCAGCCCCCGGATGAGCCCGCGTCGATTCTCGAGTACATCCTCAAGCACCTCCCGCACTTCCGAAAGGACCCCACCCCATGAACAAGTACCGCGCCAACGTCCCGACCGTCATCGGCAACCCTGCCCGTGTCATCGCGCAGCCGCGCACGCGCCGCTGGATCTACGGCATCGCCGTCGCCGCCGTGCCCCTCCTCGTCGCGTACGGCGTGATCGCGGAATCGGACGCGGCACTGTGGATCGGCCTCGCCGGCGCGCTGCTGGGTAGCGGTGTGCCGGCCCTCGCCACCGTCAACACGGACGTGCCGGCAGAGCGGGACCCGAACCTGCGAGCCGGGGACGCCTGATGTACGTCTGCCCCCGCTGCGGCGCGACCTACGAGGACCACACGAGCGCCGAGTGGTGCAAGCGCGAGGACGACCTCGACCGGTACGCCGACCACGACACTGACCTCGGAGCATGAAGAAGCGCCCCCATCCTGGCCTCACGGTCGGGATGGGGGCGCTTCTTGCTGTGTTCAGGCAGGCAGTGCCACCTTGATCGGCTGGCTGAATCGCACGGACTGGCCCACAAGGGTGTCGGTGAACCGGAAGCGCTCGCGACGCTTGCTCTGCGCGAGAGCGTCGAAGAGCATCCCGATGCACGAGTAGCGCGACACCTCGCTCGACTCATCGCTCGGGGACGTGGCAGTGAAGCCCACGACCTGGATACCGGAATCGCGGAGCATCGCTACAGCGACCTGGTCGCCGCGGTACTGGGCCATGCGCCGGAGGACGTCATCGATCGAGTCCTCGTACTCCACGGCAATCACGGGGGTCCCGGACAGGAACTTGTTAGCTCGCAGGTACTCTCGGCCGTCAGCGGTCTTCGAGAGTTCGCCGAACGCACGCGCGACCTCGAGCCTTGCTCGTACGGTGTTCATCGCTTCCACCTCCGGAAGTACTCCTCAGCTTCGTCGATCATCTGGTCGAGATGCTGATCATAGTGCGAGTTAACCACTTCCCACTCCGAACCGTCCACAAGGATCCTGTGAATGATCTGTGGATCACCGAGCTCTTCCTTCGATCCCTGCGTGAAGCGGTGGCGGTGAACCGTGCCATGACAGGTGTCGATCCTCGAAATCTCGCTGATCAGACCCTCCGGTGACACGTAGTAGAGCATGATCGCGAATCGGACGACCAGACCACGATAGATGTACTGGACGGTCTGGAGCTTCAGCTCGTCAGTGAGATCGATCGGGATGACGAGGTTCTCGCACGCGCTCTGCGGCGGTGGCTCATACTCCACCTCTTCGGGGTAGATCGTCAT